TTAATTTCATGGATATCTCCTTAAAAAACAATACAAAAATGGCAAGAACAAAAAGAATAATCCCTACTGGGGTAACTAAAACACAAATGGAGAATGCTTTTTCTACTTATGCAAAGGCAGAGGCGCGAATGAGTAAAATAAATGCGTTGATAGAGAAGCAAATTGCAACGATACGCAATAAATACACGAATGAATTGACGACTCTTAAAGAAATAAAAGACACCAATTTTGATGTATTACAAGCCTATGCATTGGCAAATAAAGACAGTTTATTTGTTAAGAAGAAATCACTCGACAGTTTGCACGGTACCATAGGATTCCGCACAGGTACGCCGAAACTGAAAACGCTAAAAGGTTTTACGTGGAATACGGTAACAAACCTGCTGAAAGAATTTTTGCCTGCTTATGTGCGCATAGCTGAAGAACCAGCTAAAGATAAGCTACTTGCCGAACGCAACAATGCGCAAATAGCTGACTTCTTTCCAAAAATAGGAGTAGTGGTGACTCAAGATGAGACTTTTTTTGTGGAAGTGAAGGGGGAGCTTAGGTAATAGGCCCCAGGCCTTAGGCAATAGGGAGTGAGATGCAAAGGTAAAAAAAACTTTGGTAGAGTTTTAAAAAAGCTCTACCAAAGTTGGTAAGAAGTTTAACATTTAAAAAATGAAACATATGAAATGTGATAATACACAACAGCGCAAAGAACGCTTGCAAAAACGCAATGAAAAAGTGCGTCAACTTTTTGAAGAACTGAGTGCCAAGCACCCTCAGTGGAAGGTAGATGCTCTTGTAGAGGAGGTGGCAAACATTATGTTTTTATCACCTCGTACTATTGAAGCAATACTTTATTTTCAGGGCGGTTATGCCGAAAGATAGTCCCCACAAAAAGGGGAACTATTACTCTATCAGCAGAGAGCCTTGAGGGGTAAGAGTTACGTTTTTCACGGGTATACCGTCGTACTCCAATTGCTTTTTTACCTCAATAAGCATTTCGGTATAAAGGTCGTCGGCGAGCATTTGGGCAATACCCACACCCACTTCGGGGTGCTCTTTCCACTGTCCTTTTTCGGCAGTAAGAATAGCTTTTTGATGTTGGGGCTCAGATAAGCCTACTTGAAAATCACCTTCAGCAAGGTGCAAATCGTTTTTGATTAAGAGTAAATCTTTCATTTTACACATTTGTTATTTGTTGATGGTGCAAAGGTCGTACATATAGATGAGGTAAGGAAAAAAACGTTCAACGCTTGTACCAAATTAGTACAATGGTTGGTGAAAATAAGTACAAGGCTTGTTTGCCGATTTTCAGAACTGAAAAAACCGCCGGAATTTTGCACCGTAAAACAAACGATAGAAGTGCACTTACAATTAAAATAATGTATAACAAAAAAAATTAAAGAAATGGGAAAAAGTAAATCAAACTATGCCATTACAGGGCTTAGTGGTAAAGTAGGGAAAGTGTTTGTATTTCGCCAACGCGGAGGAGAAACTATTGTCGCGACCCCTCCTTCACACACCAAAGCTCCCAGTGCTTCTCAGAAAGCACAACAAGAGAGATTTGTACGCGCTTCGGCATATGCCAAAAACGCTTTGCAAGACCCTTCGCTAAAAGAGGATTATACAGCAGAGGCTAAAAAGCGCAGGAATGTATCGGCTTATAATATGGCGATGACTGACTATTTGCGCGCTCCTAAAATTGCCCATATAGACCATTCAGGCTATACAGGTAGTGCCACAGGAGAGAAAATAATGATAGAGGCGGGCGATGCTTTTAAGGTCGTAGCTGTGAAAGTGCGTATTGAAGACCACGATGCTACTCTTGTGGAAGAAGGTAGCGCAACTCTTGTACAGGGCAAATGGGTGTACACCACTACGGTTACTAATACCTCGCTTACAGGTGATAAAATAATAGTAACCGCTACTGACCGCCCTGGTAACAATTCTAAAAAAGAGGAAAGCCTTTAACGATTGAGAGTTAATAGAGAACAGTTGTTTTTAACTATTTTGCCTTTTTATTAGTAGAGTTACAATTAAGGATATAATAAGGGAGGGGTAGGGGGACATTTATTAAATAATTAACAAAAACACATAATTAAAAAATGGGATTACCAAAAGTATTATTTAACATTGCCAAGGATGGTATGAACCGTACAGGCAATAACATTCAAAAAATTACTGGTCTTATTATTACAGGTAGTGGAGTAGCCAGTAAGGTAGAACTCGGGAAATCGTACCAAGTATTTTCCTTAAACGAAGCCGTAGCATTAGGTATTTCGGAGGCTGAAAATGCTTTTGCTTACAAGCATATTAAAGCATTTTACGAACAAGCTTCTACGGGTACACCTCTGTGGGTAATGCTCGTATCGGACGCTACGACTATGACTGCAATGCTTGACAAAGACGGTGCTTTTGCTCCAACTCTCATAGCTGATGCCAAAGGTGCTATTAGGGTATTGGGAGTGGTGAAAAAAGCAACTGGTAGCGAAACTATCACCGCAGGCTTAGACACTGATGTACAAACAGCCGTAGTGAAAGCACAAGCTATTGCTGAGCACTTTGAAAAGAAGTATATGCCTTTTAGAGTAGTGGTATCGGGCAACAGCTGGAACGGTAAAGTAGCTGACCTTACTAATTTTTCGGAAAACGAACTCAACAAAGTGGCTTGCTTTATCGGTAATGACGATAAGGAGAAAGAAGCATCAGTAGGTTTGTTCTTAGGAAAAATGAGTGCTATACCCGTACAGCGCAAAATTCACCGCGTGAAGGACGGTAGTGTATTGCCATTGGTGGCTTATTTTACTGACGGCACTACTATTGACAGCAAAGCTGACCAGTGGGACGCCTTAGACGACAAAGGCTATATTTTCTTTCGTACCTTCGTAGGGCGTTCAGGCTACTATTTTTCAGGAGATAATACGCTTACCAAACCTACTGATGATTTTAAGAGTCTTAGTAGCGGATTGGTGATGGACAAGGCGTTACTTCTTGCTTATGGGGCTTTGGTAGAGGAATTAAGCGATGAGGTGTTACTTTCAGAAGAGGGAAGCATTCACCCTGCTATTATCAAGAGTTGGCAAACCAAGTTGGAGAACACTTTGCAAAGCGAAATGGTTTCGAAAGGAGAGCTATCGGCAGTGAACATCAATATCGACCCTGAACAGAAGGTGTTGCAAACAGGTAAAGTGGTAGTAGGATTAAAACTCCTTCCTGTGGGTTATGCTGATTTTATTGAGGTGAATATTGGTTTTACCACAAAAAAGGAAGAGAATTAGCAAATTAGTCGTAGCACGACGAGCGGGAAATTAGCAAATTAATAAATTAATAAATTAGAAAAAAATGGGAACATTTAGTAGTAAACAGTATGCGTGGAGCGATATTTCGATTGCCTTTGGAGGGCGTATTATTGCCGGGGTGACAGAAGTAGAATACACTGAGAAAAAAGAGAAATCGGCGCTTTACGGACGTGGAAATAAACCTTTGAGTATTGTAAGAGGTAATCACAGTTTTGAGGGGAAGTTGAGCATTTGGCAAAGTGAATTGGAAGCAATGACGCGTGATGCCAAAAACAATGACATTCTGAACCTTAACTTCGACTTGGTTGTTGCTTACGTGCCCTCAGAAGGTGGACAAATAGTAACTGATATTCTCAAGAATGTGGAATTTACCGAAGTGAAAAAGGCAATGAAGCAGGGGGATAAAAATATGGTTGTAGAGCTCCCTATTATCTTCACTGATGTAAAACGCCAATCGTAGGTGTGAGCCACAGTCGTAGCACGACAGGCAAGTGTGAGCCACACAAGCGAGTGTGAGCCACACAGGCGGGGAAATTAGAAATTAGCAAATTGATAAAAAATGGACGTAACAAAAGAACAAATCAAACAATGGAAAGCGAAGTACAAAGAAGTATTTGTATTGCGAGTAGATGACAAAGTAGCATACTTGAGAACGCCTGACCGCGCTACCCTGAGTTATGCTTCGACATTGGCAACGAAAGACCCGATGAAGTTTAATGAGGCTATCCTTACCAACTGTTGGTTGGGAGGAGATGAAGAGATTAAGACTGATGATGCACTTTTCCTTTCGGCAAGCAGTAAGCTTGGCGAATTGATACAAATTAAGGAAGCTACCTTGGAAAAGCTTTAAGCAGTGCGGAAATTGACGAGCCTCGGGATTGGTTGCGTATTACCAATGCCTCACTGCGTTACTATATGCACATTGCCAATCCCGATGCCCTCAATGATACTGAGTGGGCTATGCGAGTGAAAGAACTGGAATGGATTCGCCAAAAGGAAAGTGAATCGTATGGAGAATAAAAAAGTAAAGAAAAAAGTTTATAAATGGCAGAAAATCCAAAAAACACGATATCTTCTTTCTTTGATCAGACTAAAAGGTTAAAGGAGGTGGTTAATAACATTATAGACCCTATCTCGTCTTTACAGAAAATATTTAAGCAAGGTTTTACGGCAGACACCCAAAAGATGAGTCTGGCTACTTTTGTGCAAGGTAATATGCAAAAGGCACAAGAAATACATCAGAATCTCACACAATACAGTGGGCAAACGGCTTATGAAGTACCATCGCTTGTGAAGGCTCAAGAGAGTTTGATGGGAGCAGGGTTGGTTCCTGAAGGAGCATTAGGAATGCTCAAACAAATAGGAGATATTGCCTTGGGGGATAGCAAAAAGATAGAAACCTTGGCTACTGCCTTTGCCAAAGTGACCACACAAGAGAAGTTACAAGAAGCGACACTCACACAGATGCAACAGGCAGGATTTAATCCTTTGCAAGTGATAAGTGAGCGGACGGGCGAGACTATGACCTCTCTGCAAGAGCGAATGGACAAAGGAGGAATTTCGGCAAGAGAGTTGGCTGAGGCTTTCCGATGGGCAACTGATGCACAAGGAGATTTTTATCAAGGAGCTGAGAATGTGAACAGCACTCTACAAGGCAGGTTTACAGTTTTAATGGCTTCGATAGAATCTATAGCTGTAAAAGTATATGAGGTTATAAGTCCGTTGCTGATTCCGTTGGTAGCACTTTCTACGATGGTATTTGGTGCTTTGAATGAAGGATTGAGTTGGTTTATTCAAAAACTTCAAGAGGGGAACCCCATAATCCTTGGTATTGCAGGAGTGTTAGGAGTATTTATTACAGCTATCACATTGCATAACACTTATATGGCTATTGCTGCGGCGTGGCAGAACCGACTATCGTGGGCAGTAATTAAAACGAACTTAGCTTTTTTAGCTAATCCTATTGTATTGATTATAGCAGGCATTGTGGCACTTATTGCTATCATCACTTATTGTATTGTAGGTGTGAGTGGTTGGGGCAAAGCGTGGGATAACACTGTGCAAGGAATGAAATACTTGTGGGAAGCCTTTATTCTCACCTACAAAGCTCATTGGAATACGGCGGTCAATGCTTTTATGGCAGGTGTAGACCTCTGTAAGTTGGCTTGGTATAAGTTTAAAGAGGCTGTAGGTTTGGGAGATAGTAAAGAAAACCAAGCGATGATAAGCCAAATACAAAACGACTTGCAAGAACGTGCTAAATCGGTAGCAGAAGGCTATAAAAAAGCAGGTGAGGCAGGAGCTAAAGCAAAAGAATATTTTGGTAAAGCGTGGAACTCTTTGGAGTTTAAGAGCCTTTCGAGTGTGAAAGACGGGCTAATGGGCAAGTTAGGCATAGGGCAAACGGGACAGAAAACAAGTCCGTTAGCAACACCTATTGCCAGCACACCTTTTTCAGAGATGGGTAATAAAACCAAAGATAATATTGTAACAGGAGGTACCCGTCAAACGCATATCAACGTACAGATAGGCAACTTGGGCACGGATACCAAAGTGTACGTATCATCGGTACGGGAAGGAGTGGAAAACTTTGGGGCACAACTAAAAGAAGAGCTTTTGAGAATTGTGAACAGTGTAAACCAAATGCAAACAGTGTAATTTATGGAATTTGATATAAAAGAACTCACCGCACGGGCTTTTTTGGACTATGTAGGTCCAGCATTTCCGCAGTGGTGGGCAAACAATAAGACGAAATTTGTACTGCCGAGTTTGTCTAATATTAGTGAGGCACGCAGTAATGGCAGTCAGTATTTTATGACGTTAAAAGTGGCTGATAAATCGGGGGAGCAGACGGTTTTCCCCAATGAGCCTTTGGTGAGTTTTTCGCTTACTAAAACCATTGTAGAAACGGCAACGGTAGGCAAACAACGCAAAGGTAAGGTCAAGGAATATATCACTACTGAAGATTGGCAAATTACCATAAGAGGACTGTGTGTAGACTCCCAAAATCCCGATCAATATCCTACGGCACAAGTACAAAGCCTTAACAAATTGTTTGAAAAGAATGAGAGTTTGGAGGTGATAGGCAATAAGCTCTTTACTCTTTTTGACATTGGTAACATCGTGCTCAAAGATATTAGCTTTGAGGAAATGGAAGGCAAAGAAGGTATACAGAAGTACACCATTAAAGCTGTATCGGATATGGACTTTTATGCGGAATTAGACGAGAAACGAACCCAACTTAACAAGATATACTAATGTTTGTATTACAAGCGATTATAAAAATAGGTGATTACACTTTTAGAGCAGTACACAACGTTAAAATCACCAAATCGGTAGACGAATTGGCGGACACCTGTACGATTGAGCTGCCAACCCATTTTAAAGTAGCCAAAGGGGGCGAAAGCCTTTATACTGAAAAGGCTATCAAGGTGGGTGACAAAGTGAGTGTTACCCTTGCCTATGAGGGTGTGTATAGCGGAGTGGAGTTTGAAGGCTATGTAAAGAAGGTTAAACCGAGCATTCCTGTAAGCATAGAATGTGAAGACGCTATGTACTTACTTAGACGTAAAAATATCAGCAAGTCGTGGCAAAAAACAACACTTAGAGAAGTATTGCAGGAAGTTGTGAAGGACACGCCTATTGTGCTGGCGGACAATATTCCAGAAATGCAGTTAGACCAGTGGATTATTCGCAATGCGAACGGTACGCAGGTATTGGAGAAGTTGAAAGAAGAGTTTAGGCTAAGCGTTTTTATCAATGATGAAGGCAAGCTGTACGCAGGACTTTCGGAGCTTACCAATATAGGGCAAACAGCGCGTTATGACCTCAATTACAACATTGTTGCTAATGATTTGGAGTATAGGACTAAGGAGGAACGCAAACTGAAAGTACGTTACACTTATATCGACAAAAACAATAAAAAGAAGACAGTGGAAGAGGGTGATCCTGATGGTGAGCTAAGAACCTTTTATACTTCGGTAGTGAGTGAGGAACCTAAGCTACGAGAAATGGCAAGAGCCGAGATGGAAAGGCTGAAATACGATGGCTTTGACGGCTCTATAACGAGTTTCTTGGTACCTTTTGCGACGAGGGGTATGCAAGCTCATATGATAGATAATGAATTGAAAGAGATAGATGAGCGCTACTTTATTAAGAAAGTAGAAATAACCTTCGGACGTAATGGCGCACGTCGACAAGTAACCATAGGAGCAAAATTATGAGTATAGACAGAGAATTAGCAGAAGGGCTTAGGCAGATAGGAAGACGCAAAACACCTACCATAGCCGTAGAAGTGATATCGGTAGACAAAGCACAAGGCACGTGTGAGGTGAAGGACGACGAGCTACAATATACCGTGCGCTTAGCTTCGGTGATTAACGATAATGCTGAGCGGTTTTATCTCTTCCCCAAGGAGGGGAGCAGTGTGTTGATAGCTTCGATTGGGGAAGACGAGAACCGCTACTACGTGGTGGCTTATAGTGAGATAGAGAGCGTGAGCTTACGTATAGAAGAAACACAGCTTACAATAGACAAAGCAGGCTTGCACTTGCAACGCGGGGAAGTGGATTTAAAAAGTCTTTTAAACGAGCTTCTAACGGAACTTAGAAACGCGGTGATACAAACACCTTCGGGTGTAGGAAATTTTTCTCCGAACAACGTGATGAAGTTTGAGGAGATTAATAATAAGATAAACGAATTATTACAGTAATCAGTAGTTAGTAGTCAGTTGCAAGTACTTGCAACTGACTACTAAAAACTAAGCACTAAACTTATGGCATTAGATAAACAAGCACTAAAAACAGGAATTATACGCCTGCAACAAGAAATGCTTACTAAAACAGAAGCAGGAATGGAAGAATATGCCGAACGACTTGCCTCTCTCATTGAAGCTTATGTAAAGAGTGGAGAGGTAATAGTGCAAACGGGCATACCTGTACTGGCAGGCACTTATACAGGAGTTACTACTGGTATGGGAAAAGGAACGATTAATTAGTAGATTAGTAAATTATCATAATAACACAATGGGAATAATCATAGAAGGACTTAAAGAGCATTTTGTATCGTTTATAGGAATGGTACTATCGGGAGTAGTGGGTTGGTTCTTTGGTAGACCTAAGCAACGTATGGAACTACAGACCAGCGAACTTGAGAATGTGGATAAAGCCGTGAAAATCTATCGAGAAATGATAGAAGATTTAGGGGCTAAATACGCAAGTGCTATTGAGGAGCTCAAAAAAGCAAATCAGCGTATTAAAGATTTAGAAAACTCTGTTGAAGGGCTATTAACTGAATTAAAGAAATACAAGCAATTAAATGGAAAATCAAAAGAATAATGCAAGTAGTAGTTTTACATAATCAGAGTCTTTTAGACCTTGCTTTACAGCACACAGGGACTATTGAAAGCATCTTTGAATTGGCAATGCTCAACAATTTGAGTATTACCGATGATGTGGTAGCAGGAAAAGTATTAACAATACCTACAGAATCATTCACTAATAAAGATATTTTGACCTACTACATCGCAAAGAAGATACAGCCTGCAACTGCTTTTACGCAAGAGGACAAAAAAATAAGCGAACGCCAGGAAGGTATTAGCATATGGGCGATAAACTTAGATTTTGTCGTGAGCCACAACGGACAGTAATTATTCACTTTTCACTATTTACGGAATTATGGCACGTACAATACAAGAAATACAACAGATTATCTATAATGCGAAAGAGCGAGAAGACGCTCTAAACGGACTTAACTCAAACTCAAGAGTAGCTATATGGCGACTGTGGGTTTATATTATCTCGGTAGCTATTTGGAGCTTAGAAAAGTTATTCGACTTACATAGGACAGATATTGATAAACGCCTTACTGAATTAAAACCTCATACTGCACGGTGGTATAGAAGTAAAGCCCTTGCCTTTCAGTACGGTTTTGACCTCTTGCCCGACAGCGATAAGTTTAACAATAAAGATAAGACAGAGGCACAGGTAGAAGCGAGTAAAATTATAAAATATTCAGCCGTAGTGGAAAGCAATGACGGTAGGTTGATAGTAAAGATAGCCACTGAAAACGGAGGAAGGTTACAGCCTATTACAGCAGATGAGCAAAATGCTTTTAGCAGTTATTTATCAGAAATTAAAGATGCAGGAGTGCGTACTACGGTTATTAATTATCTGCCAGATAAGCTCGTACTAAACCTTGATGTGTATTACGACCCGTTAGTATTGGATAGTAATGGAACCGATGTGCTTTACGGCAAACGCCCTATACAAGAAGCCATAGAGGGTTATCTAAAAAACTTACCTTTTAACGGAGAGCTCATAGTAGCCCATCTTGTAGATGCTTTGCAACAAGCTAATGGAGTGAAAATACCACACTTAAAAGAGCTCAAGACAGCGTGGATAGACCCTGAGACCAAAGGCTATGGAGCATTACAAAACATAGGAGTTACTCAAATACCGAAAAGTGGTTACTTTGAGGTAGATTGGAATGCTTCACAAATAAAATACATCACAAAATGATATTTAATTTCAATATAGAAAAATTGGTTATCCTACTTATCCCTTCCTTTTTGCGAAAGTCAAAGATGGTAGGGTGGATAAGAATGCTTAGTGCTCCTATCAGTCAGTTGCATTATGATTTTATTCAGAAGAGAAATTTGGATATTAAAAAACTTGGACTAAATGGACAGGTGTGTTACTTATGCAAAGCACTAAATGATGCATTTGATAATGAGCAACGGCGCATACGCATATGGGACGGTAATCAGTATAAAGGACAGTATCTTTATACTGAAGGAGAGCAAAAACCGAAGTTTTTAGGGACTATGTATTTACATCGTGAGGTAGATTACAGCGACACAGGAGTAGATTTTATTGTAAAGATACCTTTGGAGATATGGGAGGCGAAGAAGACTCCTACAAGTGAAATGGGTAAATACCGTTTCTTTGAGATAGAAGCCCTAATAGACTTTTACAAATTAGCGAGTAAACGATATATTATAGAAGTATAGAACATTATGAACAGTATCAATGTAAACCAAACGGGAGGCTTCCCACTAACTACTGATGTATTAAGTTATATGCAGAATGCTTATAAGATATTCAATGCAATGAGTGGTATTTCAGGAGATTTAATTATTCTTTCGGGGTGTGAAGTAGTAGGGAATACAGTGTCAGACGGAGTAGTAGCTATTGAAGGAGAGGTATATCCTTTTCAAGGCACGACTCTTGGCTCTCACGTGTTTATTAAGGAAGTGAACACTTCTAAAATTTTTGAAGACGGCTCACAGAAAACAGTACTTGTGGAAAAAGTAGCTACTTTTGGCAGTAGTACAAAGAGCTATCCGTGGACGAACTTTAAGCGGGTATTAAGTAACAGGCAAATAGAGGAGAAATCTTTTACAGAAGAAACCTCTTTACTGAAACGCTTGGAGAAATTGGAGGAACGTGTAAAGAAAACGGTACCTTTGGGGTTGGTGGCTATTTGGGGTAAACCAGCTAATATTCCTTTACCAGAAGGCTGGAGAGAGTATGAACCTTTACGAGGACGTATGGCTGTGGGTTATGATCCCAATGGTAACAGTGGCTACCGATTAGAACAAATATTATTTGCAGGAGGTGAATTAGAACATAGACTCACCATTGCAGAAATGCCTAAACTGACGATACCTTATAAAGATATATATTATTCTGAAAATGGAGGGACAGTTTATATTCACGGGGGTATTGGTTCGGGAGATACTGATCACGATAATAGAGGATTAGAAATGGATAGAACAACGATATTTAGTGGAGGTGAAAAACCTCACAATAATATGCCTCCTTACCGAGTGATTCGTTTTATAGAATTTGTAGGATTTTAATTTTTAAACTAAACGATATGACAGCAATAGAAACATTAAAGCAGTGGTTTTCTAACCTTAAAAAACCAACACAAGAGCAGTTTTGGGCGTGGTTAGATAGTTTTTGGCACAAGAGCGAAAAGATACCAATGGCAAGTGTAGAAGGCTTGGATAAACTCGTAGAAGGTACAGCTTCAGCTGAGCAATTGAGCAATCACCTAAACGACAGCAATGCACACAAAGCTCTCTTTGACAAAAAAGTGGATAAGGTAGAGGGGAAAGAATTAAGTTCAAATGACTTTACTAATGAATATAAAGAGAAGTTAGAGGGGCTTCATCAAGTAGATATTTCGGGACTCTTACCAAAAGGAGGATACGAGGGAACGGGCAGGGAGCTCAAAGACGCTATCGACAGTCTTCAAACCAAAATGGGTCAGGTAGAGACGACTCTTTCCGTAGATGATACAGACTTTGACACCTTGCAGGAAATCGCAACCCAAGTGAAATCTAACAAAAACCTTCAAACATTACTTACTAAAAAAGTAGACAAAGAAGACGGAAAAGGGCTATCAACCAATGATTTTACTACAACTTTGAAGGAGAAGTTAGAAGGTATTTCACCATTTTTAGGCAAGTTTATTACTGGTAATCTTATCACAGGCGACACAGAATTTTTTCCAAATTTAGAAACTGGAATGGAAGAATGGGGTTCTTTCACTTTTCAATTATTTTATCCAATGGGAGTAGGTGAGTATATATTAAGTTACTCAGGATCTCCGTTGGGAGAAGGTATGTTTATAAATTTAATAGATACTTCAAATTCGGAAAAGGAAGTTGTTGCATCTCTATTATCGAAAGAACGTGTAAATGGGATGAATACATATTTCTACCTTATTAAGAATGAGGTAGATTTAAAAACAGGTCTCCCCCTTTATTCTAATTCTTATTTCTCTATAAAAGTTAAGTATCACAAAGATAGGTATCTCTATGGTTTGCAATTGAGAAAGCTTGAGACATTTCCTCTATGGGAATTTCACCAAAATACGTATGTTAGTTATGGTTTAATATGTAATGATTATGATGTTAAAATGGGTCGTTGTAACCTTGTCGATACAAAAGGTGATAATAAAGGAATTAGTATTCGTTACGAAGAAAATAGTTTATTCTCAGTGGTAAAGATAGGAGATGATGTAGGTAAAATTACCTTTATCTGCGATAATGTAATAGAGGGAAATCACGAAATTACTGGTAAAGCAGGCTCTCGTGCTGAAGGAGTATGTAATGGAGGCAAAGTATATATCACAGTTTATAACCGAGAATAAAAAAACACTAAAAAAATGAAAAAAAGCATACGCAACATCCGCTACCTCGTAGTACACTGTTCCGCTACCCCCGAAGGGCGCGACCACACCGCCAAAGATATAGCCCTTTGGCACGAACAACGAGGCTTTAATGAGATAGGCTACAATTACATTGTCCGTCTCGACGGCACCGTAGAACTCGGCAGAGACGTCAATAAGATACCTGCTCACGTCACTAACCACAATAAGGATAGCATCGGCATCTGCTACATTGGAGGCATCGACAAAAACACCCTTCAACCCAAAGACACCCGTACGTCCGCACAAAAAGAAGCCTTAAAGAAGCTCCTCACCGAGCTTAAAGCCCTCTACCCCGAAGCCGAAATATTAGGGCACAGAGACTTCCCTGGTGTAGCCAAAGCCTGCCCTTGCTTCAACGCCAAAGACGAATATAAAACCATTAGCAAATGAAAAAATTAGCCCTATTATTATTAGCGTTCCTTGCCCTCGTAGGGTGCAGAACCAAAAAAGTAGAAACCTACACACAAAGGCAAGTCCAGAAAGAGCACTTTATCACCAATAAGGATAGCTCCCTGCTCTTTGTTCAGAAGTCTCACAAGTCTGAATGGTCTGACCTGTCCGCCACGTCTTTCGAGATTGAACTCGAAAACGACAAAGACAGCCTTGGCAATGCTAAAGAACTCACCTATACCCGCACTCGAGACGGCAATAGTGAGACTATAAGGGTACGCAATGGCAAGGTGAAAATTAAAGCTATCAGAGCCCATTCTAAGAGCTTACAGCAGGCTGATACTACTCTTTATAAGCAATCCTACGCAAGTGCTCAAACTGAAGTTCGAAAGCACGAAATACAGCAAGCTGAGCAAATACGAAAACACACCAAAAGTACACCATTAAGGTATATTCTTTGGTTGTTATTGCTCGTAGCCTTAGCTTATGTATATTGGAGATATAAGCGTTTTAAACAGAAGATTTAAAACTTAAGTAAAAAACGAGCTACTTCATCGCGAGGTAGCTCGTTTTTTTATCTGTATAACTTTATGTTATTTACCTATTGACCACACGGTGTAGCTATTGGCGGGTACTTGTATGGTTACATTGCCATCGCCATCGGTAACAAAAAATAAATGACTATTACCAGAGTAATCTATCAAGGTTTTGTTTTTCCAATGGGTGGTAATAGTACGCTTGGCAGGGAGAGTGCTGTTGTTGATAAAGAGCACTAAGCCCGGACTTTTCTCGTTGCCCAAACGTGAGGCTACATACTCTGTATTAGAAGCTAAGTGAAATTTCTCTTCGCCTACTGCCAAACTGCGGTTGATGAGCATTAGCTTTTGTAGCTTGGCTTTGAAAGCCTCATTTTCGTAATCGGAATAGAAAATACAAGGGTAGCCACTATGGGTAAGGATATAGGCATACGCCATTAGTTTTTTATCAGGCGCAATGGTATTGTCTGCTATTTTGTCTTTCTCGGTATCGTGATTAGCTGTAAAAGTAACAGCTTTCTCGGTGCGCAAGGTTCTAAGCATTGGGTGGGTATCGGTCATTAGTTCGTGCATATCTTTATTGCGGTCTAATGCCTTTTCGAGGGCATAAAAGCAGGCAAAGTCGAAAGCACTTGCACCGCTCTCGTCTACCCATTTTTTAAGCGTTTCGGGGTTGCCGTCCCACAATTCACCTACGGCGAAACCACCTACTGCTTTTAGCCAATCGCGTACTACCCAAGCTCCAAAGCTCTTCACATAGTCGAAACGCCAACCGTCAAACTTCATTGTATTCTTGTAATACTTAGCCATTGAGTTATCTTTTTCCCAAAGTTCTTCACGTACATAGGGTACTTTATGCGAGAGGTCTTGTTCTCCGTAAAAGTCAGCTCCTTCGTCAGAAGTTACATATTTATTAGGGTGAAAGCACTCATAGTTGCGGTTAAATCTTCCAGAAGCATTACCGTGGGTTTCATCGAAAAGGGTGTAGGTTTCTTTATTGCGGTAAGGGTTCCACTCTTTGCCTCCGCCATTGTTATGCCCTATAACGATATCAGCAATTACTTGCAAGCCGCTTTCGTGAGCTTTACTGATGAGGTTTTCGAGTTCAGCGCGTGAGCCGAAGCGGGTTTTGGTAGTGCCGTGTTGGAAGTATTCCCCAAAATCGAAATAGTCGGAAGGGTCGTAGCCCATAGAGAGGCCCCCAGAAGCCCCTTTGGAGGCAGGTGGTAGCCAAATACGGTCTACCCCGTTGGCTTTCCAATCGGTGAGTTTAGGGGTAATAGTGTTCCACCATTCTCCGCGGGGTTCTACGTCCCAATAGAAGGCTTGCATCATCACACGGTTGCCGTTGTCTATTTTAGTAAGGTCGAGTACTTTTAAGTTTCGAGGGTAGGGAGGGTCGGTATTGTCTGTATCGCAGGAAAAAAAGAGCAATCCTACGAGGAGGTATATATAATATTTCATATTTTTGGTA